AAGAAAACTAAGTCTGGTGTTGTACGTATTGAAGAACTAGAAAAAATAAAACGTAAAGCACAAAGTTACGTAGATAAAGGAATTAACTACAAGGGTGATAAGATTACTAGAAATTCCTCTATTAATCAACTTATGTCGTTAGAGTCTGAAGAAGCTATGAACAGGTTTAATCACAAGCGTTCAATGACTTCTTCTTATTTAGGTACAGGTAACATGCATGCAGCCTTAAGAAGTTATTTATCTCTATTTATGTTCCAACATGGTAATGCATATAAGGTAGGTGATAAATATAAGCACTTACGTTACAATGAAAAAACAAGAGCATTTCAAGAGGAAGATGATTCCCTTGAAGACATGGCTAATGAGCGTTTAGCTTTTACTGGGTTCGATGACAAAAAACAAGAAGTAGATGCTGCAATAGCAAGTTTAGGTGGTGGTAAAATCTTTGACCCATTTGCTAAATACGGTGAGGTTAAAAATAAAAACGCAATCAACTACTTACAAAAAGTAGTAAAGAGAGGTTTAATTAATAAAGAAAGAGGGTTTACATTTAGTGATTTTGAATCTGAAGCTGATATAACTAATTTCTTTGTTAACTGGACTATGTATGTGGCTTTAGGATTAAATGTTCCTGCTGCGTTTGGTAACGTACTGATTGGTAAGTTTAATGCTTATAGACAGATGGGTGTTACAAACACTGCTTTAGGTGAGGCTAGGTATTGGGGTATGGACAAGAAAATAGGTTACGATAATGCTAAACGAATAAAGTCACGTAAGATGATTGAAGAGTTTGGTATACTAACTTATCGTGCAGAAGAAATAGCTGAAGGTACAGGTGGAAGCTCGTTAAGCTCGCTCATATTCTCTCCTATGGTATTAGCAGAGAACTGGATACAACAAGCAGCCTTTTTAGGTGCTCTAACAGACGAACAATTTGATTCGTACTACGTAGACGATAAAGGTGATTTACAGCTTAGAGACGGCGCAAAAGGTATAACACCTGAAGAGTTAGCAATATTAGAAAGAGATGTAGTAAACGTACAAGGTAGAGGTTATTCTGAAACTGATGTGCGTATGATACAAATGTACGCCTTATCTAATATGACTATGCAGTTCAAAAGATGGTTTCCTACATTCTTAAGAGATAGATTCGGTAAAGAAGATATAGATGATTTAGGTACAATGCGTATGGGTGCATACACAGGAGCTGCTGATTTTATGTCTAAGCTTAGAGATGAAGGTAAGATGTGGAACATATCTGAATGGAACGCTGAGCTTAAGAAGTTACCTAAACACAAACAAGACGCTGTGATGCGTTATTGGAGAGGTACACATGGTGTGATGATAGTGGCCATGTTATTAGCAATATCTTCTGTAAGTAGTGATGATGACGAAAAAGATTCAGAAGCATTTAAATTGCTTGAAAAGTTATTAGGTGATATGTTATTAGTTGTTAACGCTCCTAAGCTTACTTATATGGCTAACATACCTGCCCTTAACACGTTTAAGAATTTAAATTTATCTATATTCCATGCTGTTAAAGGTACTGAGTATAAGCGTAAATCTAAATATGGTGACAAGGGAGATAAGAAGTTTGTTTCTAACTTAGCACAACTCTTACCTTCTCCTGCTAGAGCAGTTTTAAAAGAAAAAAAATCGAGTAAGAACTCATTAAGATAATTAGTATATTTGTTTAAACAATATTTATTATGGCAGCACAAACAGTAAAGACTGATATAGCGGCAGAAGTTAATATATCTGCAAGAAGAAACGATAGCTTTAAATTTGAGTTACAGGTACTAGCCCCAGGCAGTACGACTGCTAGTTTAGACATGGTTACAGGAATAACTAACGATACTGATGCTAACGTGTATCAAGGTAAAATGTCTATTGTAGATGCTTCTACAGGTGACGTTAAGCTTAACATATACTCTGCAAGATGGACAAGCACCGATACAGAAGCTTCTGCTGACGGAACTAGTGTAGTGCCAACTGCTACAACCCCTGGACATTTTTATGGCGTATCATCTGGCTCTACAAATGTTGGTGGTGGTGTAGATGTAAGTGGTATGGACGGTGGTGAGCTTGCAGATAGACTAATTATTAGTGCTCCTCATAATTATATATCATTTGAGCCAGGAGTTTATAAGTATGATTTACAAATAAGAACAAGGGTATCTACTGCAACTACAACTGAATTTACAACTTGGTTGTTTGGTACTTTTACTTTGAACGCTGACATAACACAACTGTAATGCCAACAATAGGAATAGCTACAGCTTCTGCATCTATTGGAATTTCAGCCGCACCTGCGTTTGCAATTTCACCTAACGCTTCTGCCGTAAGCTCTTCTGTGTTTTCTCCTGTTGCAGACAACCTTGCCCTAATAGACGTTTTAGGTTCTACTTTTGTTCCTAGAGCTACAACAGGCACGCAATCATCTGCTATTGGTGGGTTGGTATTTCAACAATCAGTTAATATAAGTGTAGGGTCACAAACTAATTCGTTAGTGCCGCAATTACTAAATGCTTTTCAATATAAATTTGATAACTTTACATTAAGTAATTCTTCTTCTTTCGAATACGGAGATGTAGTTTTTTTTAAAAGTGGTAGTAATGAATATTCTGCTACTTTAGAAAAAGCAGACGTAACTAGTACAGCAAGTGGAGCGTATAACACCTTGTTTATTTTTCAAGAATATACTAATTCTACATTACAAGTAATGCATAAGGGATATATAGATTTACCAGCATCTAAAATAAATACATGGACTGTTGGTCAAACTTTATATTTAGATGCAGACTCAAAATTAAATTCAGTACCTACTGCTGGCTCAAGTCATTGGATTAGAAGTTTAGGTTTTTGCATACCGAACAATCAAAATAAAAAAACAATTTGGTTCGAGCCAGACTCGACCTATTTAAAATTAATATAAAATGGCTAAAATTTTTCCTTTAAGTTTTTACAATGGTGCAGAATCAAACGACTACGGTGGAACTGATAAATCAAAAAATCTTCATTATTCTATTCATGATGTAAACAATCTAAGTAGATTTACAAATGACGGTTCTATTGATATTTATAAATTTAAAGAAGTTCCGAATAACGCTGATTCTCCTGAAAGGGCTTATGCTTTAATAGTAATTAAAAATACTGGAGCACATAGTTCACATTTAAATGTAACTGATATTGCGTTAGAGAATTCAATAACAAATGCTGGTTTTTCATTAATTACTAATTACAACCAAATATTTGATGAAAGCAGTACAGGGGATTTTGGAGGTACTACTAGCGTATTAACTCCTGCACAATACCAAACTTATTTAAATACTTTAAACCCACAAGGTGTAGCTTTAGCCACTCCCTCTCCTTTAGGTTATATAAAGTTAAATTCCACCTCTGGAGGATTAGATGAAACTGATTTTGGCAGCGGTTCTTTATACATACCTTTTTATAGCCCTACTGTTATTTTACAAAACACTTCAGATGAAGATGGTATTTCAGCAAACAATTTAGGGGGTTCTACTGTATACCCTGAGTATGCAGCTTTTCTTTTAAAGTGTAATCCTGTAGAAGAATGCTCTATAACAGGAAACAATGAAACAAATAAACTGACCATTTCAGCTACAGGTTTTGATGATATAGTGTTTTATTTAAATGCAGTATCTTATAGAAAGGGAGCTTTAGGTTATAAACAAGGTAAAATAAATAGTACTACTTTTACAATATCTACAGTTAACCCTATTAAAACTTTTATAAGTACTACTTTAAACAATCAAGTTTTAAGTTCAAGTCAAGCATATACAAATAGTAACGTTACTGCAACTGGTAGTTTTGATAGTACAATAGCACTTAAAAACAATTTCTTTTGGAAATACAGTCCGATAGGGTTGAGTCCTGATTGCCAGTTTTTTGATGATACTGCTTCCACTAAACAAGCTATAAAAATTTCTGATACTACGCCCAATACAGGTGGTGTTAGATTAATTGATACTGATGAACCAATAGCTATTAAAACACAGCCTGGTCTAATAAGCACCAGCCAATCCTATTTATATAAAACTGTAACAGCAGATTCTACTAGTTTTACTTATCAGTTTAGAAAAGACGACAGTATAGGGGGTAATCAAGATACTGATAACGAATTATCTACTGGTACTATAGACGGCTCGATGCAGCTTGTTGAGAATGAGAATGTTTATTTAAGCATGACAAAAAATTTATCAAACGATGACTTAAATAATTACAAAACATTACAAAGTAACCAAGACTTTAAATTATTAAGGCCTCAACTAGAAGACATTACAGGTGATTTTAACAATTTTAGACCACATATAGCTTCTTTTGCTGTAGTTTACAATCCATTTTATGTAAACGGTACTTCACAAGAAAGCACCGTAACAGATGTTATGCATTTATTAAGTGCAAATTACAGTTCGTTATCTACTGATTCTGTTAGCTATCAGAAATTTATTAATGGAAATGTTAATTTACCAGAGTTAGAAGGTTTTAAAAATATAATAGATAATTTTGTAAAACTTGATAGAACCAGAGATACAAACACATTGCTTAGACAAAAAATTAAAGGCATAGAAAACACTATAGTTTCTAATTTTGAAGCAACACCAAAAGATGCTGCAATGACAAAGACGCCAAATGGCGTTGGTACTACAAGTATAACATCAGGTAAAAGAAGTATATACAAACATGCTCATATAATAGACTACTTTGACATGCCCTTTATTACCATTGGTGGAACAGAAAATTTTCTTGGTCCTTTAGTTAGATATAATAATTTAAGTGGAGCGCCAGAAGCCTACAGACAAGACTTTACTATTTTAAACCCAACAGCATCATCAGTAAAGTTTGGCACAACTCAAATTCCATATAATGATATTGCAATATCTAATACTAATTATTTTACTGCTACACAGGCTACTAGCGTAGATGGTCAAACAGTAATACCCGTAACTTCTAAAGTTTTTTCTAACGGATATAATGACGGAGTTGCGTGGGCTAACTACGGAGCAGGTGGTACTAATCAATTCATGGAAAATAGCAAGTATAAAGAAGTTAGATTTCCATTTACTTTTAGCCCTATAGCAATAACAAATGGAGAAGAAAAAAAACTTGACATGTTTGCGTTACCAGAAACTTCTTCAACTGGTATAGACTCTATTGGTAGAAGATTTGAGTTATGTACATTAACGATTAATAATATGTTTGATAAACTATCAGGTGCAGTTCAAACATCTAATAGTAATTTAAATATAGCACAAGCAGACATAGTAAATTTCAATGTTCTTTCTAGTAATATGGCATTTAAGTTTCACGCACATTATATGCCTGAGTTTAAATATAGTCTTTCTCGTAGTGCTGGCTCAACTAAATCTTCTTGGGACTCTTCTGCAACAGAACTTTACATAACTGAATACTCAGGTGTAAATAAATTTGGTACACATGATGCATCAAGCTCAGCAAGAGAAGCTATAACTGCAAGCATACACTCAGCACACACACAGTCGATTGCACCAATAACAGCAAATTCAACAAGTGGTAATGGTGAGTACAATACTAGCTACAATCACATATACGCAAGTGCAACTCCTGCAGATGATTATTATTTTAGAAAATACCCTTTAAACGGTAGGAGCGTATTTAAACACGAGCAGTATTTTAATAGTGTAAAAGCTAGAGGTGCAGGTACAACTTTAGCTGAATCTTATGGAATTTTACCTGGCCCTACGCAAATTGGTAGATTTGCAGCTAACAAAAACGCAGTAGTTGGCTATGAATCTTCTACTGTTTTATTAAGAAATAGTGCTGGTTTAAATACAGATAAAAATCTGTACGAATCTTTCTTGCCTTTTAATTTTAAAAATAAATCTACAACTGCTGTAGCGTTAATAAATATAGAGTTAGAAAATATAGTTGGTAACTCTGTAACAGGAGTTTACGGAGACCCTAGAATGCGTTATGGCTCTGGTTTAATTGGCGTAGATGCAAGCGGAAATGTTTCAGCTACCCAAGGTTCTTTTTATGAAGTACCTGTTTCAGACCAATCAGCTAACACAATAAAAACAGCACCAACAAATAGTATTGCAAAACAAATTACATCTGATGGTAGTACTACTGTAACAGTTGCAGGTGGTGGTATGACTGGTTTAAAAGTAGGTCAAATTTTAAGACCTCAACACGCAGCACAAATACCAGTTGCAAACACAAAAATTGTATCAATAAATGCAAGCGCATCTACAATGGTATTATCAAGTGCTGCACCGACAGCTACTTCTAAGTGGGTTGTTTTTGATTATGAAAATCCAAGTTACGCTATATGGGATGTTGTAAGAGGTAAAAGGACAGATGGTACTAACGCCTTAACTTCATACCCATCAGTATCTCCTTTAGATATAAGTGGTTCACCTACTTTTAGCTCTAATACTACAATGACTGTAAGTACAATGTTACATAGTAGCGTAAACCAACCTATAGTAGCTAATCCTATTGCTAGACATCATTTTATGTACGCAACAGGAGCAAATGCGACTGCATCAGCTGCAGATTTTATTGGCTGTTTTGTCATTCCTGACGCAACAAATGCTAGAGGTATACAGCCAGGTACAACAATTACAGGAGTTAGTAGTAGTACTGCTTTTACTTTAAGTCATGCGACAACAGGTAGTGGTTCAGCACCTGTTAGACTTGTACATCCAGACAGGCATCAAATTAATACTGATTTCGTTACAAACTCTGTAGCTATGATTGGTACGCCTAGTCTTTCAGGTAGTAATGTTGCTGGTACTTGGGGTAAAGATACTATGTCTCTTGGGTTTTCTAGTAATTCTTCTTTTGCACCAACTGAAGAAGATGATGGTTTAAATTCTGATGTTGTAAATAGTTTTTATGGTACTTATAGTAGTTCTGATAATTTAACAAATGGAGCGCCACATATTTATTTTGCTGCTAGTCCAGCTGCAATAGGAACAAATGATTTAGATGTTGTTACATATTACAATAGACTTAGAGTTAAATACCTATCTTTTAATAAACTTGACCATTATGGTTTAAATCAATTAGGTATTACAAACAACTCTATAAATGGTTATAACTTTTCTACTTCTAACGCAAATAATGCACACTTGTATGAAGACGTTTATTTAGTTAAAGTTAATCTAACAAATACAATTCCTGAACTGCAAATTACTGATTTAGAAGGAGATATAAACAATAGCTCTACTGTAATTGATTTTGGAGTTTTATCAGCTGGGTAATGTCTATTATACAAATAGAAAATTGGAATGGTTATAAGGGTATAGGAGAGAGGTTACGGATAATTAATAATGGTGGTACAGCACACATTAAAAAAATTTATCTTAACAATGATAACCAATACTTGCAAGGTAGCAATGCTGCTGCACCTGTAACAGGTTATATTTTCTATCATGATTTATATGCTTTTAAATTCTACGACAATCCTACACTAACAAGTGGGGTTGTCGTTGGTGATTTACCTATAGTGTTTACAATTCCAGGCACAAACATAACTGTAGAAGATTTTCCAAGCATAGAAAATTACGAAGGATACCCAGGCCCTGCATCTGTTAGTATATTAACTGCAGGCTCACCTGCATACCTTACACAATACATACAAGGCAATGGTATATCAGTTGTAAATCCAAATCAATTTTACGGTACTTACATCAATTTATATAATCAACCATTAAAGAATTATTACAGAGCTCCAAACTCTTATACTTTACCGCCTTATTCAGTTGCAGGCGATTATATTGAATTATTTGCTATATTTATACCTAATGCAAGCTTAAGAGGTTTGTATACAGCAGATTTAATTGTTGAGTATGAAGATGATAACGGTCTTTTGTATATACACACAAACACCTTGACAGCTAAAGTGACTGAAACAAACATACTTGAAATAGACAGAACGGAAGAAGACGACATTTTTAGCATTAAAAGTTTTGTAATCGGTGGTGACCATCAAATAATTATAGGATAATGCCAAACGAAGGTTTTACAGTAACAGATTTAGAAGGTGATAATTCATCTATAATTAATTTTGGAAATGTTGTACATGCAATAAACCCTACAGGTAGTGAGTATGTTTTTGAGTATCCTGCTGGTTGGGTTTTTATAGGTTTACCTATACTTATTAATACTATAATATATGGTCATAACAGTCATGCTAGTGCTTCATATAATGATACAGTAGCATCAAATGGTACTTACAACCTTGTTGATTTTTTTAAAAATCATGTGTATGAATTTGCTGAAGATACAGTACCAATTCATTACAAATACATAAACGACCACGCAAATGGAGGTTTAGTTGGTAAAATACAAATAGTTAAAGATGAAGACGGTTCTGCTTATCTACCTGAATATAATTTTAATGGAATTGGGAATTTAAATCAAGAAAAAGGTTACCAATTAAAAATTGATAGAACTGTTTTCATTAAAGTATTTGGAACTCCCATTCATAATGTAAATTCTGGCGAAACAGAAGCTACTTTTAATTTTACTTCAAATAAATGGTGGATAATAGGTTATCCTTTTACCTATGAAATAGACGCTTCTGTTTTTTTTGCTTCTTTAGTGGCTGAAGATAAAATATTGCTTGTAAAAGATTTTGAAGGTAGTGCTTTAATGCCACAGTATAATTTTGACGGTATAGGCTCTATGAAGCCAGGACAGGGCTATCAATTAAAAACAAAAAATATATAATGGGTACGTATACTATAAGTGGTAAAAATCCTGTTAAAGTTACAAGAACTTTACAAGTGGAAGAAAATTCTGATTCTATAGTAAATCAAAATAGTAATTTACAAACTACTTTTTCAAACGACGATTTAGAAATACCTAAGCCACCTGAATTTAATAATGATGTAAACATGACTATTACATTTTTGTCGTCTGCGTTATTAGATTGTGTAATAAATAGTCGTGCTACGTTCAATGTAGATATTAAATTACAGCTTTTAAAAGAATATATTCCTGAATTATTAGATGCTTTTGATTATGCTTTAGGTCAATTAATACAGCCAGGACAATCAATTTTAGAAAATGGCTTTCTACCTGACTTTTTTTATGAATTGTTAGACGAAATTTTTAATGAAGCTGTAAGTAATGAACCAAACATATTATTAGCTTATACTGAAGTTTATAGAAAATATATTACAAATACACCTGTGTTTAGGATTGCTGCATATAAAAACAATACTAACGACGTTATTGGGTTTGGTGTTTTAGAAAAAAATCTAAATCCAAATTATTTGTTTGCTAACCTTACCATTTCAATCAAAGGAAAAGACGCTTTAAATGCAGCTTCATTAGGTTTAACTGCAAATGAAGCTTTTAGAATGTTTTTTTTCAATTCAGAGAAATTCCAACTTATAACACCTACTTTTGGTAGTGGAAACGCAGTTTTTGAAAGTTTATCTCTAACAGAAGTAACGGCTGTGTCATTAGGTAAGAATCAAATTAAAATTTAGTATTTTTGTTTATGAGTAATATAAAGGTAAGTGTAAAAAAAAACACATTAAAAGTTATTGTTTTGACTAAAGCTCAAGTGGTTAAGACAAAATCTAAAACTGCATTAACAACAACTATATAATGGCTACAAAAATATCTTCTGACATATCTACTAACGTAGACATAACATCAAGAAAACTTGATTCTTTTTTCTTAACAGCACAAGTTGATAACTTAGATGGAACAAGGTTTGATTTGACTTCATATACTACAATGGAGTTTATTGTAACAAACTCTAACAACACGATTGTAAAGAAATTTCAAAAATCTGGTTCACTAGCTACAACTACTGAAGTACTTAAGCCAAGTTCTATTACAGATAGCGCAGCTTTAGGGGTTATAACTATAAATGTGCCTGCTACAACTGTTGTAGAAAGCGGTGGTAATGCGGGGACGTATAATAACATGAACATACAAGTTGGTAGTTATAATTATACATTAAAAATAACATCATCTACTGAAACGCATACTATTTTGCATGGTAAATACAAAATTGTAGGTTAGTGGCTAATAACGTTAAAATATCGTTAGTATCTAAACCTGAGACTATTGTTACTTTAAAAATAAGCGACGAGGTAAAGAAAATCGTACAGTCTGATGTTGTTACGCCAATAATTACTTTTATAACCACTGGTGAAAAAGGAGATAAAGGTATAGATGGAACAGCAAACGTCGATGATGATGCTATTACTGCTACACAAATAGCTGATGGTACTATTACATCTGCACAAATAGCTAACGGTACTATAGCCACTGAGGATATAGGCACACAGCAAGTAACTACTGCTAAATTATCTAATAGTGTTATTACTACACAGAAGATAGCTAACAATGCTATTACAGGGCAAAAAATAGCAGACAACTCTATTTCTGCTAATCACATTGTTGATGGTACTATAATTAGAGAGCTTATAACAGACTTGTCGTTAACAGGTGATAAGATTAAAAACAACACTATAGATGTAAACAAGCTTGTAGACCAAACTATAACAGCTGGTAAAATAGCTAACAAAACATTAACTGGTGGTCAGCTTGCTGACAATATAGTTTTAGGTGGGCAAACAACAGTAACATCTATATATATACAAGGTTCTAGTCCAGGATATATTAATGGTCCATCGGCTGACTCTTTAATATTAAGGTCTACTGAAGATTTAATTTTACAGTTAGATTACGACCAGAGCAATCAAGCTAACAATTCTACATATAGATTTAGAAACGGAACAGGTAATGATTTACTCACATTAGATGAGAACGGGACTTTAAACTTAACAGGTAATTTAAACCTTACAGGTAATATTACTCTTGATGGTCTAGTAGATGGTCAAGACATACAATCAGCCTTAACGATTACACAAGATAGAGTTGCTAAGTTAGCATATATAACTGTTACACAAAGCGTTAATTTAGATACTATAGAGTCTAATGTAGCTACAAACAACAGTAAGGTATCGTTCCCTGGGCTAGGTACATCTTCTTCAACAGCTTTAGCAGGTAATACTGCCTTGTTACAATTAGGGACTAGCAGTTCAACTGCGTTAGCAGGAAATACAACTACAATAACTACTGGGCAAGCATCAGCTATATCAGCAAACACATCTAAAGCAACAAATGTAAGCACAAATTTAGGTGTGACTACAAGCTCTACGACAGTGATAGTGACTAGTTCTGACGGTACTAACGCAACGATTCCTGTTGCTACTACAAGTATAGGTGGTGTTATGTCTAAAGCTATGTTTGATGAGCACACTGCAAACGTATCTAAGAACACTAATGTTAGCACTAACCTTGGAATAACAGGTGATACAGGTGCTAGAGTTATTACATCATCTGATGGAACTAATGCAACTATACCTGTTGCAACTACTAGTGTATCAGGGTTATTGACTCCAAGCTTATTTGATGAAATAGATGCTAACACAGCAAAGGTTACAAACGTTTCTACTAACTTAACATACACTACTGGTTCAGACCGAATCACAATAGTTTCTTCAGATGGAACTAATGCTGTAATAGCAGAAGCCTCTGGCTCTATTGCAGGTGTAATGACAGTTGCACACCACGATAAATTAGATGGTATTGAAGACAGTGCTACTGCTGACCAAACACAAGCTGAAATTAATGCGTTAGGAATTACTGCTACAGGTATAGCAGGCCCTACTGATGGAGATGTTTCTATTGTTACAGACGGTAATGTTAGTGTTACATTGGATAATGATAATGACGAAAGTAATCAGTATTTTGAAATTAGAAATAGTGCTACAGGAAGTGTATTTAGCATAAGAGAAGATGGTAATGTAACTGTAGGAGGTACAGTAGACGGTAGGGATGTAGCAGCAGATGGAACTAAGTTAGACGGAATTGAAAGTGGTGCAACAGCTGACCAAACAAATGTTACAGGTTCTTCAGGTTCTTGTACAGGTAACGCAGCTACTGCTACAGCTCTTACAGCAGGAAACAAAACTATAGATGGAGATTTAGACATAGGTTCTAATCAAGCTGGACACGATTTAAATTTATACGGTGCAAACGTTAATAACGCAAGTGCTGGATGGGTTTCGTCAGCTAATTTATTTAAATTTACTGACAGCACAAAGTTAGGATTTGGTACAGCAAATCAACCTGGTGCTGTAGACTCTTCTATACAAGCAAATGGTAGTAACCTTGTTATAACAAATACAGTAGGTAATATACAAATAGGAGATACTGTAGAAATTACAGGAAACTTAACTACTACAGGAAACATAGAGTTAGGGCACGCAACTGACACTACATTAGCTAGGTCAGCAGCAGGTCAAGTTAGCGTTGAAGGCGTTGGTGTGCAACTTAAAAATGTACACCATCACTTTATACATGCTGGTTTTTACTTAGCTTATCCTTACTCAAGATACATACCTTTAACTGGTAGTTTAAATGAGCAAAATGTAGCAACTTCAACACCTGAATATGTAAACTTTACTTTTCCTTATGATGGTTATGTAAAGAAAATGATTCTTAGGAGTGAAACTAACATGGGTAGTACTAACTTAAAATTATACAAAGGGGCTAGTGGAGCTACCGTAACTACAGTTTTAGGTAACGTTAGTGCTACCGTAGGTGCAAGTGCTGCAGTTGAATTTGACTTCACTTCAGTAAGTAGTGCATACAGCAAAGGAGACACAATGGCTATAATGGTTGACCCAACAGAAGACCCTGACGGAGGACAAAATATTACAATAGAATTAGTATTTGATTTAACAACATAATATGGCATTAGCAGATAAAAAGTCAAATCCTATACACGACAAAGGTGGTGATGATAAAGCAAAGCTTAAAGATGAGTTTGATGCTGGTCACCTTACTAAAATTGCAACTAATCCTGATGAAGAGCCTGCGTTTGCAGGAGTAATATATCAAATAGGTTTAGTACAAGAAGATATAGACGAACTAAGAAGGCACGTTGTTGCTGATGTAGTTGGCTCTCAAGGTCCTAAAGGAGATACTGGTGATGCAGGCGCAGATGGTTCTAACGGTTCTAACGGTAGTAATGGTAGTACAGGTTCAAGAGGGCCTACAGGAAATACAGGAGCTAGAGGAGCTGCTGGACCTGCAGGTGGTGTGTACGAAAACCTAATCAAGATACTACCTACACAGTTTATGGGTAACGATGATGCTAGTTTAGAGCGTACAGTTATTGAAGATGATGTTAGAAATAAGATAGGAGTTAGGGTTGCTAGTTCTTCGCAAGAAATATTTGCATCTGTTACTATACCAGAAGGTAAGAAAGTAACAGGTTATGCTGTATACTCTAGCAGCACTGTATCGACGTTCTTAAATGGAGTAGACGTTACTTCAGGTGCATTCACTTCAATAGGTAGTGGGAACTCAGGAGCTGTTATAAATTTAAAAACAGCTTACAACTCTGCAGAAACTAATTACGTAGCTATAAAAGTTATGACAACATCTACATCACAAGTAATATACGGAGCAGTAATAATTATAGCAGACAGATAACATGGCTACAATAAACACAGACATATCACAAAAAGTAGATATAGTAATAAAAGCTGAAGATACTTTATCTTTAACTTTAGACATAAAAGACTCATCGAACGCAGTATTTTCTTTAGCAGAATACTATGTTTTTTTTAATATTTACGGAGCAGAATCCGACGATACTTTAATAGCTGCGTCTAACTTAACAGCAAGAAACTCAGAGCTATCCTTATCTTTAGCTCAAGCAGACTATTTCAATATTATAGCTAACTTTACTTTAAACCTACCTGCGGCTATAGCAGTTAACGATACTTTAGGGAAATTTACGTTATCGCTATCTAATAGCCAAACGTCTTTAACTCCTGGTTCTTATAAATTTAAGGTAAAACTTAAGAAAGGTTCAACAATTAAAACATGGATGCACGGTAAATTTAAAGTAAATGAATAACGAAAATAATTACATCAAAGACTTCGAAGATAAAAACAAAGAAATAGCTAGAACTACATGGGATAGTTGGATAAAAGATTTAGAAGAAACAGACCAACCAGAAACTTGCAATATGGATGACCCTGATTGTGAGGCTTGTGGTTCATAAAACAATATATAATGAGTTTAGTAGAAAACATAAACAAAAGAAAAAAAGCAGGTACTTCCCGTTCGAAAAAAAATAGTACAGTGTCTGCAAAAGCATATGCTGGAATGAAGAATTATAAAAGTGGAGGAATGATAGGCTGCCCTTGTAGACTTAAAAACCAAAACGACTAATGGCTGTATTTAAAAAACATAACATGTATAGTAAGTCTGGTACAAAAAAAATAGCTAAGACTAAAAAAGAACATTTAGCACTAAAAGCTAAAGGATATACACACACTAAACCTAAAAAGTAAACTTATGGCTGAACGTAAAGAAAAGCCTATACGTAAAACAACTAAAGGTAAAGGTGCTAATTACAGGTCTACGAAATCTGGAGCTGGCATGACTAAGAAAGGTGTTGCAGCATATAGAAAAAAGAATCCTGGTAGTAAGCTTAAGACAGCAGTTACAGGTAAGGTAAAAAAGGGTAGCAAAGCAGCAGGTAGAAGAAAGTCTTACTGCGCAAGGTCTGCTGGTCAGTTAAAAAAGAGTAGTGCTAAGACTAAAAATGACCCTAATTCAAGAATACGACAAGCTAGAAGAAGATGGAAATGTTAAAAAGATTTCTGTATGTAATGTTATTATTAACTACTACTACAGTACAAGCACAATTTGGTTTAGATTTATTTAGATTTGCTACTTTTTACGCAAGTTACTCTACAACCACCCCTGCAGCAGAGCCTGTAGGATATAGAATTCAAGGTCTGCACGACCCTGGGCATCAAGATGACTACGTAAACGGTAATATAATAGAGGCGACTCAGTATAGCGAGCCTAATGTTAATATTACTATTGGTCTTAGAAAAATAGCAAGGTTTGATTATCAAGTAAAGCAGGGTTTGTTTTATGACGGCTCAGAACACGAGATTAGTGATTACTCTACAGTATCTAACGCTCCTGGTTTAGAGTATTTATTTCAGTATTCGTTTGTTAGAAACAGGGGTACTGAAGTTTCCCAACAAGAATATAAGTTAAGGTATATATCTAACTACTTTACAGCTAAAGCTGCATATGTAGATGATGGATTAATAAATTTAAATTATACGTTGGGCGAGGTTAGGTTACGCAAAAGTTTTGGCAATTTTGACATTACTGCAGGCGTAGCCCATCGTTCCCATCCAGTTTACGGTTACTCACCTATAGAAGAATGGGCTAAAGTAAACGGTAACAATTCTTGGAAGTCCTTAGCCAATTCATATTATTATTTAAGTACATCTCAATCTGGAGAATGGATATATATTGATATAGATGCTGGTGAATCAGAATGGATTTGCGCAAGCGATGATGAGTTTTATAAGTATTATTTTCCTACAGTACTTAATAGATACAATAAAGAACAACTCGACTTAATAGGTTTACAACAAGAAGTATCAGCAGTAATAGGATTAGATTATTACTATTATAATCAAGACTGCTGGTTACACACTTGGGGTTCTGTATACCCTATACATAAAGGGTTGACTGATTATTCTTTTGTTAGGAATGGTGACCAAACAGAATGGGATGCAGGATTAATATTTGGTGTAAATTTTAACAGACATTTTAGTATCTTTGTAGAGGCTAGGCATCTACAGTTTTGGGATAGACCGTCTTACCAATTAAAAACTGGTATAAATTATTTAATATTTTAGCATGGCAACACAGATTAGCGAAAATAGTGAGGTACAAATAAGTCTAAAAACTCTTGGAGGTGTAGTAGCTTTGATAGGTACTTTAGTAGGAATGTGGTTTACTTTACAAAACGATATAGCAGAAGCTAGAGAGTTGCCTAAACCAACAGACCCCGTTATAAGTAGGGTGGAGTTTGACATGAAAGATAAGCTTATACGTCAAACTATAATGTCTACACAAGAAGATGTATCAGAAATTAAAGAGGACCTAAAGCTCATCAAGCAAAAACTTTATGAGTAAGCTACTTCTTATATTATTATTACCCTTGAATATTCTAGCTCAAGAGTTTGTTACTTCTAGCTCATTTGACTCTAAGACTTCTAAAGGAACAGTTGTAATAGAGTTTTGGGCTGAATGGAACAAAGGTAATCAAGTGGATTTTTTACCTTCGTTAAAAGATTGTAACGCATACAGAGTAGACATAGTAAAACAAGCAGGAATACAAAAAAAGTTTAGCATTACTTCTGTACCAACAGTTATTATATTAAATAACGGTATTGAAGAAAAGAGATTCAGTTCTAACATTATGTTACAGCTAAATGCTAATAAGAAAAAAGTTCAAAAATCAATCGACGAAATAACATTCAGCAAATTTCAGTAATGAATAAAATCAAAACAACTTTCAACAAACTACACACATCAACTATAGCTATAGCTTTTTTCTGGACTACTATGGTATTGTGTTACGTAATAGGATTTATAATTTTAACGCATTCTTAATTGGAAGATACTATCGACATAAATGAAAGTTCTAAAGTGCAGTTAGACGTAAAAAGTTTAATTGGTATTGTAGCTGGTATTATTTCTCTTGCAGGTATATGGTTTACATTAACTGCAGAAATTTCTCAGCTACAATTAGATGTTGTACGTATGCAAGATGATGTAGGACTTAATCATGAGTTCAGAGTCAAGTGGCCTAGAGGTGAAATGGGTGCGTTACCTGATGATGCTAAACAAGATTTAAAAATAGACTATTTACAGAAAGAAGTTGAGTATCTTCGTAAGGTAGTTAAAGATTTAGAAATTAAACAAGCAAAAACTGAATAATGAAATTAAGTAAAAACTTTACTAGGCAAGAAATTGAACGTAGTAACACTGCTAAACGATTAGGTATATCTAATGAAATGTCAGAAAAGCATTTGGCAAATATGACTAAGCTGTTAGATAACATTATACAACCATTACGTGAATCTCTTGGGCCTATACGTATAAGTAGTGGGTACAGAGGAAAAGATTTAAATCGAGCTATTGGTGGTAGTCGTAAATCACAGCATTGTAAAGGTCAAGCATTAGACATTCAGTTTTGGCAAGACGGTAAGATGATGAACGAACTTATCTATGAGTGGATTTTAGATTCAGGTGTAGAGTTTGACCAGATGATTAACGAATTTGACTTTTCTTGGATACATATATCTTTAGTGGGAGTTGATAATAGAAACCAAGTACTCGAAGCCTACAAAGATGAGGATGGAGATACTAAATACAAATACGCAGATGTTTAAAGATATACTTAAAAGTTTAGTAGGGCAGGCCTCAAGCATTATAGATGAGGTAGTTACAACTGACGAAGAGAGATTAGCACTTAAAAACAAGCTTGAACAACTAGGTCAAGAACATGAACAACAAGTGTTTAAGCTAGAGGTAGAAGACCGCAAAAGTGCACGTAATTTATTTGCAGATGATAGCATTATACAAAAAGTTCTTGCAATTATCTTTACGGGTGCATATTTTTTCCTATCTTACACCATGTTTAAGTACTTTGTTATGAATACGTTAGAATTATCTGACTATGAAATAGGTTTTATAAGTACTGTATTTGGAGCAATGTCAAGTAAAGTAAACACAATAATTGACTTTTTCTTTGGTGGCTCTTCTAAAAAATAAATAGTAATGGCAATAGAAGAAAGCGTTTGTTATAAGATTTTAAAGCGTTCAGAGGTAGGTAGAAAGAAATATGGTGTAACCATGGAGCGGAAAGACTTAACTGAATTACAATGGCTTATACACGCTCAAGAAGAGGCTATGGATTTAGCTGTATACTTGGAAAAGCTTATTACAGAAAAATCTAAGTCATGATTGAGTATTTAATTATTGGTTCTACTGGTACAAATAAAGATTACGTACCTGAAAAAAAAGAATACAATTTATCTGTATCTTGTGATGTAATTCACTTTAACGGACAACTATCTAGGTATAAAGCGAGTTCGGAGCACCCATCCTCAAATGAAACCTATAAGCATATAGCGTATATAGGAGGTAAAATAGATGGCAAAGCTTCCGATACCGCCACCTGGAAGCAATACGATAGCATGGAGAACATAGTGATGTACCACTTACTTTACAATCAAAACTTGAAAGTAGGATGTTCATCACTTTTTTTTGATGTATCTGCAGGTATAGATGTACGAAGGTGGTTAATTGATATAGGGGTTAATAAAAAAAACATAATGTAATGAGAATAGAGATAGGTTTATATAGTGGTATCTTATTAGGTGTTAGAAGTTTTGCTCAAGACGAGACATATTCATATGCAGAAACACATGTATACATACCTTTTATATATATAGCATTTATAAATGAACCACAACCTGAAGAATAATGGCAAGAAATTCATTAGCAGGTAAAGGAAAGGGTAAAAGTAAAAGTGCACAATACTACGCTGCAAACCCTGAAGCTCGTAAAAAAAAGCAAGCTTACGACAAGAAATATCACTCTACAGATAAACGTAAAAAATACAGGTCTGAACTTAATGCTAAGAACCGTAAGTCAGGTACTTATGGCAACAAAGATGGTAAAGATATGTCTCATAAAAAAGACGGTAAGATGGTGAAGGAAAGTCAATCTAAAAATAGAGCAAGAAATCGTGGAAGAAAGTAAAAAAAACGACGAATTACGTAGTTATTTATTAAAGAATCCAGACAAACTACGTGGAGATTACGCTTACACAGCTGATATGTTTAACACTACATATGAATCTGTAAGGCATCAAGCAAGAAGACTTAGAGCTGCATTTGATGAAGAGCTAAAAGCTGCATCATACTCATCGGCAGAAGTGCCAGAAGAGAAAGTTATAACTAATGAAAAGAAAGATTCATTACTTGTATCTGTAGAGAATAGTAGTAGAGTCAAATCATTAGATGACCTTATAACTAATTGTAATGTAGACTTGTCTACCTGGGAGGTTGATTGGTTTGATATTGGTACATACGAAGTTACGGGGTTTGACAATGATAGGAAACCTATTACTGTAACTATGTATAGAACTAAAGCAAAGTTTAAGAAGATTGACGTCTGGAAAAATATTGCTATATTAAAAGAAGATTTAAAACAAGACTTATTCGAAACTTTCCAAAGCTATGCACTTAAACCTACTTTTAATACTGATACAGAAGAAGGCGAAGGCTATTTGCTCGAAGTGGGGGCGTACGACTTGCATCTTGGTAAGTTGGGTATTAGCGGTGACGATTATAGTCTTGATGTGGCTAGGGATAGGCTTTTCTCTGCTATTGATTCCCTTTTTCACAGAGCGAGAGGATTCCGAATTGAAGAAATAGTCTTTGTTGTAGGTAATGACTTCTTAAATATAGATAGAGCCAACCCATTTAACTCTACTACAGCTGGTACACCACAAAGTAATACAGTATCTGCATACGAAGCTTATAGATATGGAAGAAAATTGTTAGTCGAAGCTATCAATTTGTTATCAAAAAAAGCTCCTGTGCGTGTTGTCGTTGTTCCTGGTAATCATGACGAAGAATCTATGCTACACATGGGTGACGCATTAGAAGCTTTATACGAAACAACTCCGCATATAAACGTTGATAATAGCCGACCTTTAATGAAGGCTTACAAGTATGGTGAATGTTTACTTATATTTGACCATGGTAACAGAGTTAAGAACTATAAAAACCTTGCGTCTGTTATCTCGCAACGATTTAGAGATGTATGGAGCAGTGTGAGACACATTGAGGTGCACAGAGGGCATCTACATAGCCTTAAATCAAGTACGATGGGTCAGGTTGAAGAGCTTAATGGTATTGCAGTGCGACATTTAGGAAGTATGAGCCCTACCGACCAATGGCATGATGATAGTGGATACTTATCTACAGTTAAACGTGCACATGCTTTTGTATGGCACAAGAAAAATGGAATGCAGTGTGAGTATTATTACAACGTACCTGTAGGTTAAAACTACCGTGCAATCCTTTAGGTTTTAATTTTAAAATTTATGAAAGATTTTCTAAGAGTTTATACACATGAGTCTTATATAATATTGATAGACTTCATATATAGTACACAATCAGTTCCTTCCCCCGATGGATTGAAGAACGAATGCCTAGAGCAGCTCACACATATTTGGTATGAGGACTGCGGGCATTTGTGTCTTAACTAATCTTTTTTTTTTAAATACTTTTTTTTCTTTTTGCAAGCACAATTAAGCTTACAGCAATTTTGTACTTTATCTTCAGGTATCTTTTGACTACGTTTAAGGTCATACCTTTCTTGATTGATGCTCTTAGAGCTCTTGTGATTATTCCACGCATTTTTAATTGCTTTAATGATTAATGAAATATGTTGCATCATTTATCTCGATTACTAAATGACTCTATTACGACAATTAAGCACAATATAGTCACGATTAAAATTATTACGTTTTGTATCATAGTAGTTTTCCTTTACTTAGTTCTGCATCGATTATTGTATACCCCCAAGCGTAAGCTTCGTTAGGGCTAAGAAATTGTTTAGAATATTGTGTACTCCAGTTACCTGTCTTAACACCTCTCTTGTATATTCCACAAATCCAACCGCTGTTTCTTTCTGCTAATGGACTTACTTGAATCCACCAACCTTTGTGCATTAACAATTCTATTTCTTTGTCTTGCATTTTATTCTTTGTTTAAAGCTTCAAATCTTTTTACTTCAAGATTTTCTAAAGCACGTTCTAAATCGTTTTCGCTTACTTTCATACCAAACTTTTTTCTAAGAAATCTTTTAGCTTTATTAAAGCCTTTACCAGAACTTGAATACAAATCTACTACGTAGTCTATAATTTCTTTATTTCTTTTCTCTTCTTTGATTTTCATAACTGACTCTACTTATGTTAGCAGATTTAACTCAAAGTCAATGGTAGAGTGACTTAAGCTCTACCTTCGACGCTGAATTGCCTAGCACCCCTGCCAGGACTTTGCATTGTATGCCCAACTCAAGCTTGGTACTCTCTATCTTTTATTTCAGTTGTAAACCCTAGTTTTGATATAACATCAAATAGAATTATACTTATCTCACAACCATGTTTTCCTGCATGTTCAGAATTTAATCTAGAAAACAAATTAGCATTCCAATACTTATCATTGAGAATATCTAATCTATCACCTATACAAACTTCTCTAGACGTAAGTTTAATACCTACTGATTGCAAAGTTAACTTACCTCGTTTCATTTCATATTTTTTAACTAGATAAGTTAAGTCATTGAAAAACATTGGAGCTTTATATAACCGTTTACTAGACATCTAGCAATTCTGTTATGTTAGTAATTTTCTTTTCAAGAGTTTTAATTTGCGCTTTTAGTTGCAAGTTAATTTCTTTTAGTTGTTTATTACTTTTTTCTCCAATATTGTAATCTTTTTCACCTCCAGGTCCATATATACTTTCTCTTACATACAAAGTTAAGGATTGATATAGCTCTCTGCTACTTTTATTCATACATAAAGTTTCTTCATACATGTTTATGTAATGAAGTATCGTCGCGTGATGTTTGTTAAACATCTTACCCACTTGAGATACTGTTACATTAAAGTACTCTTTAACTACTGCAGCTATAATAGCGTTTGTTTCAACGTATACTCTTTTTCTACTACCCAGCATATCATATTTAATATCTTCATGCAGGTAAGCTTTAATAAATATACTAGAAATTAAATCTTTTTCTTTATCCGTAATGCTCAGGGAACATACTCTTTGCAAGTTGTTCATCCAAGGCTTCGATTTTAATACAGATTTTTGTACTTTCTCCATGTGCTTTTTCTTTTTCTTGTTTAGTACTATCTATTCCTAAATTAGATTGAACCACTGCATTCTCATGCAGCAGTTCATCTATTTGTTTTTTAATTTCTTTATTAGAGAAATAAGGCGTCAAGCCTACTTTTATTTTCGTATCCATATATTCCTGATTTTACTAATGTAGCTGAATGTGGTATCTCTTCATTAAAATACAACCAAGCTTCCATTGTTTTTATTTCACCTTCTCTGTCTATAACTCTAACAGAAACTTTCTCTCTTACATACCAATCTGGATGGTGTTCTAGTAGGTCTAAGTTAGACATAGTTGTTTCATTTACACTATAAACCTCACCTGATATGTTAGTTGTGTTTAATGATTTAGACACGAAAGGTATACCACTTTGGTACATAACAAACTTATCTATTGTTATAGCTCTACCTATAAACTTAGAGCTATCCATTAACACATTGTTTGAGTGTCCGTGTTTTAGTGTCCCGTATACAAATACTAATTGCTCTTCCATTAAACTATGTTTATTTTACTGTCGTTATAATCAGAAGTGTAATCATCATTTACAAATCTTTTATATATATCTAGTGTTACGTCAACTGACTTGTTACCATGTTTGATTGCATCTTCACTCATCTTGTATACACCGATACCAAATGGAGCTTTAAGCTCAATCATAATAAAATAAAAGTCTTTCTTCTTAGTACCATTAGCATAGAAAGCAGCTTGATGCGTAAGGTTGTAATCATTTAAGAACTTTTGAAAACTATCTGGGTCAGCTTTTTTGCTGGTAGTTTTTAAGTCTACTATATAATCATGTCCTTGAGCATCTACTTTCCCTTTGCATTTTAATCCTGTCTTAACGTCTAACCAAAAGTGTACGACTTCTCTTTCTTGCGCACCTTTAAGTAATTCATTAGCGTTTTTATGCTTAGATAATCTTTCTTGCATAGATTCAAATGCAAATTCATAATGAGCTGGTACTGGTTTTCTATCTCCAATAGTTTCTAAGAACTCTGCATATAACTCTTTACCTGCTTTAGTACGTTTATCAATCTTTGGTGCATACACATAACGTTTATCAAACTCTTCTGGTTCAAGTATAAAGCAATGGAATGCACTTCCTACTAATAAAGCTTCTGATTCTTTGTGTTCAGTATTTAAATAATGTTCTAACTGTAGTGTACTACCTGATGATAATTGTTTAGACATGCTGCTTGTTACATACATATTGTCTGCAAAATAAGACTCATCGTCTTTAATGTAATCGTCTGTTAATGTTTTGATTTCTCTCATTATAGTAGTGTGTATTTAGTTACATGTGCATCTGTGTTCCACCTTGTTGGTGCTGCAATAGTTTCTTTATTAATTGTTTTACCGTCTTCTATCAGCGTAAATATTGTAGCTGCTAGTCTTGTATTACCAAGCTCTTTAAAGGCTTCTAGTGATGTAATACTGTCGTGTGTTTTAAACCATTCTAATAGTCTAGTCTTGTGTGTGCTTTTCTGTAGTTTCATTTTCAAGGATTCTAATTATTACTCCTGGGTTTTCTTTATCAACATGGTATCCATGAAAGTATGGTACTAAGTTGTGTACATCATCATCTTCAATCCAATCGTACTTAACCATCAAGTCTTGTACTGTTTGTGCGGGATTGATATAGTCAAACCTTCGTCTGCTATTGCGTATGAAATAGAAAGATATATGCAAGGGTTTAGGTAAGTCTTTAGTGAGTTCGATAAACCGTTCAGTCTGTTCGACGTAATAGCTCTTGCTCTTCTTTATATACTCTCTTGTTGCCTTGCTGTTTATCAGGTATTTACCTGTCCATTGCTTGCTGTTCTTACTTGAACTAACATTAAATGGTATAAATATTTCATTCTTTTTCATGTGGGTCGGGTATATATAGGCTTAACGTTTCTGCTGCCCATAGTTTAACTTCTTCAATCAACTTTAACATCTCTAAGTTGTTAAGTTTAGTAGTACTATCTGTAGTGTCAAACCACTCATCATTTATTAGGGTTTTCTTTTTAAGAAAAGTTTGCTTGATAAGCTCGTGTGTTTCTTGTTTATTATACCCTGTGTAATCAGATATAAGTTTAACAACGACACCCCAATAATATTGATTTAACTGGTTACTTCTTTTAGGTTTGTACTCTTTGATAGTTACTTCAACAATCTTGTCTTCGTATCTACAAATGTCTTGATTCAATCTTTCTATGTCTTCAAAATTTAGCCTGCATTTTATCACCTTAGCTGTATGTATTAACTTCATAATATATTAGGGGTAGTGTTACCTACCCCCATATAATTATTTAGAATGGCATATCAGCTCCCGCTGTGTTACTATTACTTGTAACATGAGCATCATATGCAGCTTTGTATGCTGCTTGGTCTGCTGGTGATAAAGTTTTGTTATACTTATCTGTCCATTGCAAAGGTTCTTCAGCAGGTGTAGAGTATTTATAGTCTACTACTGTCTTAACTACAGGTGTACCTGTGTCTTTGTCATTAGTCCAATACTCTCTAGAGCATAACAATACATTAATATCTTTACCTAATGTTTCTTTGCAAGCTAAAGGAACGTTGTTAAGATTTTTAACTCCAGTTGAACGTAGGAAGCCTGCAAATATCTTTTTACGTATAGCTACTGCAGCTTCAGACGTTGTAGCATCAGCTCCAGACATTTTAAGATATGCAATACCTTGTTGGTTCTGAACCTTGAACTCTGTGTAAGGCATACCCGTGTAACCTTCTCTTTGTTTAGAAGATTTAACTTCCATTACTCTTACTTTGTGCACTCCTGCTTGTAGGTAATTAGTAGTTTTACTAACTTCTACGTCATTTAAATTTTCAAACATTTTTTTTGTTGTTTGGTTTATAATTAACTATAATACTCTTCGCATTTATCTATAACCAATGCTAGGTCATTTGGTATCATCAACTCATCAAACATTTCCATAGGACTTTTTGCTGAGTCTTTACCATTTGATTGTGTTCTAAACTGAAACTTAGTTTGGCCTTCACCATAATAGTTGTCGGTATATAAACACAATACAAATTCTTTTTCTACTCTTTTCTTCCACCTGTTACCGTCAACAGCTACAAATCTTTCTTGCACACCGTCTTCTCCGTCATAAGCACCATCGATAGCTAAGAACACTATGTACTTATCACTGTTCTTACTCATGTTTAAGATTCTATCTATCTCTTTATTATAAAACGACCACACGTCAAAGCCCTTAAACCTAATGTCTGCTTCTCTGTATATCATCTCTACTAAAGATGTGAATGATTCTATTACGATAGTATCAATGTCTGTAGATTCTACAGCTTTTTTAAACGCTGCATTAAACGTGTTTAAATCAGGGATACCTACGTTTTTAAATTTCATAGCACCTTTAAATGGTAATTGCTTACGCTCTATATTTAAAACTGCTGTTGTTTCTGGGTTAAGATTTCTTAAGGATGATGACTTACCTGAGCCACTCTTTCCTACTACAATAATGTTAGGTTTCATTTGTTTTTTGTCTTTAGTTGTTTGATTTGTTCTATGCTATAGGTTTTGCTCTTTTTGTTAGATGAACTTACAAATTTTACAAAACCTCTTAGCATAACTTTGTCTCCTTTACTGATTCTTTCTTTCAATTCACTAAATGTTTTGTTAACAACAGAACGTATAGTTTCTTTGCTGAAAGGTAGTGTGTCGTTGATTTTATCAACTATATCCTTTGAGTTTTTCATGTAGGTAAAGATACAAAAATATTTGTTATTAACAAAGTGTATTAGTAAATATCTTCTATTTCGTCAAATTTTGTTAAGTAGTTTGTCCACTTCAACCATTTGCTTCCTATACCAATATTTCTACCCTTTGCAAATATAATTTCTGCTCTTCCTTCTGTGCTTTTGCCTTGGTCATCTGCATTAAAACCGTAATATTCTGGTCTGTATACAAAGACTACTGCATCTGCAGCCTGCTCTATCTCACCTGATTCTCTTAGATTAGATAGCATCGGCCTGCACCCTTCATTACGTTCCACACCTCTTGATAGTTGTGATAAAGCAATAACTGTAATATCAAGCTCTTTAGCTATATTTTTAAGGGAGCGTGCAATGACAGATACCTCTTGCTCCCTGCTTCTTCCTTTAAGCATGTTGCTCACAAGCTGGAGATAATCTATCATTACAAGCTTAACACCCTTAGTAATAACATATTGCCTAATTTTATTAAGCAAGTAGCGAAGACTAGTACTTTTACAGTCGTCTATATACAAAGGTAACTTCTCTATACTACCAGTGGCTTTATGTATAGTATTCCACTCGTCATTTGTTAACGTACCTTTTATAAGGTAGCGATTGTCAATCATAGTTTCGCAACTTAGTATTCTCGACATGAGCTGAGTACTAGACATCTCGTAAGAGAATATAACGCTATTATGGCCTGCTCTAGCAGCATTTGACGATAAAGCCAATGCAAAGGATGTCTTACCCATAGATGATGCACCACCGACTATAATAAGGTCTTGAGGTTGCCAACCACCTGTAAACCTATCGATAGAATCAAATCCTGATGTTATACCACTTATACCTGATGATAGTGAGTTCTTTTCTATAATCGCTATAGTATCACGCAAGTGCTGAGATATTTCTACTATAGAACCTACATCTGATTTATTGACATCAAGCAAAGACTTTTCTATAATAGATATATTATCATCTACGTCTTTATTGTCTATACTATACAGTACTTCTTGGCATAAAGATTTAACCACAGATTTTTTATGGTCGTTTTTAAGGTGCATAATACAGGTTAGAGTCTCGTGCATGTAACTTATACCACTGTCTGAGCAAGCAGCTACATGGAATGCTATGTTATCTACACCTTTAATCTCTGTACAAGCTTTTAGTAAGTCAAACTTTCTACCATTTTGATACTCTGCATCTAGCCATACAAATATTTCACGACATATCGGGTCAGTAAATAACTCTGGTATAAGTTGTTCATTGTACTCATAATAGTCAGCCTTTTTATGTATAAGCTTACTAATAAGGATTTGCTCTATATTACCGTTCATCTCTTTGAGGTTTAGTATTAGTACTGATGTAGTTTTGACCTGCTACAAATTCATCATTATAACGTTCATGTTTAATCCATCTCTCTGCGTCAGGTAACCTAGGTACAAAAGAACCTCTACGTTCTTCTCTTA